AAATCACTGACCCAGATTTTACAGGGGCCGTAACGGTCATGTACCTAGATGGGTATTTTGTTTATAACGAGCCCAACTCGCAGTCCATTTGGGTAACAGCCTTGCTAGACGGCACGTCTATCGACCCATTGGCTTTCGCCAGCGCTGAAGCGTCGCCCGATAATGTGGTTACAATCATGGCTGACCACGGCGAATTGTGGGTGTTTGGCACCAACTCTATCGAAGTGTGGTATGACGCGGCGACCATTCCCTTTCCGTTTGCCCGCATCCAAGGTGCGTTTACCGAACTTGGGTGCGCAGCGCCCTACTCCGTTGCCAAGGCCGACAACACAATATTTTGGCTGGGGGCAGACGCGCGTGGGCGTGGGGTGATTTATCGTGCCGAAGGGTACCGCGGCGTCCGCGTATCCACGCACGCCATCGAATACGCCATTCAATCTTATGGTAACATTTCCGATGCTGTGGCGTATACATATCAGCAGGACGGCCACTCATTTTACGTCTTGATATTCCCGTCTGCAAGCAAGACATGGGTGTACGACGCCGCAACCCAGTTGTGGCATGAACGCGCTGCTTGGGATCAATTTAATGGGTTGTTTTACCGTCATCGGTCTAACTGCCAAATGAGTTTCAACAACGAAATCGTCGTTGGTGATTATGAGAATGGCAATCTTTACGCTTTCGATTTGAACGTCTATGACGATAATGGCAGCATCCAGAAATGGTTGCGGTCTTGGCGAGCGCTCCCCCCAAATTCAAATAATCTTAAACGCACCGCGCATCACACGCTTCAGCTTATCACTGAGTCTGGCGTGGGGCTGCAACAATACCCAGAAGATGATGGCGGCGCGTATATTCTTACGCAAGACGGCAATCGTATCATTATTACAGGATCGGCGCCAAACCCGATTGTCACTACGACGCATCAATCCGGCGCGGGGTATGACCCCGAAATCATGCTGCGTTGGTCGGATGATGGTGGTCATACTTGGTCAAATGAACATTGGCGTACAATGGGCAAGTACGGCGAAACATGGTATCGCACGATCTGGCGGCGGCTCGGCATGACGGTAAAATTACGTGACCGCGTGTATGAAGTTTCTGGAACCGACCCAGTTAAAATCGCTATTATGGGTGCTGAATTAGTTATGGGGCCGACCAGTGCCTAATTTAACAAACATCACGCCTCCCCGCGTAGCTTTGGTAGACCCTGAAACAGGTATTATTTCTCGTGAATGGTATCGGTTTTTCGTTAACATGTTCACGATCACAGGTGGCGGCTCGCAAGCGCCTTTGTTGAGTTTTACGACGACACCCCCGCTTCAAACAACAGGCGGCAGTACGCCTAACCTGAGCATTGTTGGGAGCCCTCTAGCGCGTTCGAACGACACCAACGTTACGCTTACTCTTAGCGGCGATCCCAACAAGGCGCTTCTTGACTCAGTGACGATGACGCTTGGATGGCAGGGCGTATTGGATATTAGTCGTGGCGGGGTTGGGCCTTGGGCGCCTTCGGGCGCAGTTCTGGTGTCCAATTCTCCGCCCGCATGGTCTAATACTCCCGTTCCGTTTGGCTATTTGACCGGCGCAGGCGGCGCGATTACGCAGATTACGTCGCGTACGACCGGCGTTACATGCAATACCCCGACAGGGCAAATTACACTGTTTAGCGCTGCGGGGTCGGCTACCCCCGCCAGCTTTACGGTTACAAATAGCAGTGTATCATCGACCGATACAATTATATTGTCTATCCAATCTGGCGCTACCAACAACTACTCGTTCAACGTGTCGGCGGTTGCCAACGGCAGTTTTCGAGTGACGTTTTGGGCGCAGACTGGCACGGCGACCGACGCGCCGGTTCTGAACTATGCAATCATCAAAGGCGCGTCAGCTTAATTGTTGCAAGCGCGGCTTTTGTAATATATGCTGTTTCAAAATTTACGAGGCGCGTCTATGACAATCAATGTTTCCCCCGATCCACGGCTCCAATTTTTCGGAAACGATGGCAAGCCTCTTGTTGGCGGCAAACTATACACATACGCCGCTGGCACAACCACGTTGCTTGCAACTTATACTGATTGGTATGGCACGACGCCAAATACCAACCCGATCATCCTTGATTCGCGCGGCGAGGCCTCGGTGTGGTTGGGCACAGCACGGTATAAGTTTGTTCTTAAAGACGCAAACGACGTTGAAGTTTATACGCAAGACAACCTTATTATGTCGCCCGGCGCAGACGGTGCGGGCGCGTATGGGACTTGGCCCATAGACATTTCAGGAAATGCTGCGACCGCAACCACGGCAACATCCGTAACTGGCGGGTTTGTTAAATCCATTATTGCTGGTAGCGGTATTACTGTTGACCATGCTACAGGCGATGTAACTGTTAGCGTATCTGGTGGCGGGGGCGCTGTCACAAGTATCACTTCTGCCGTTCCGGGGTTTTCTTTTTCTGGAACAGACGCGCTTACGTTTAATGGGCCACTACCTGCCACTTTAGGAAATGTTTTAACAAGTGATGGGTCTAACTGGATCTCTAGCGCTGGCGCATATCCTTTAACATCTGCAACTGCGGTTGCATCCACGAGTGGCACGAGTATTGATTTTACGAGTATCCCCTCTTGGGTGAAAAGAATTACTGTAAATCTTAATGGCGTATCAACTAATGGGACATCCGTAATTCAAATTCAGCTTGGGTCAGGTGGAGTGCCTGATACAACTGGGTATTCGGCAATGGTAGGAATGGTTTCAACGTCAAGCAATGTGACTAGAGGCTTAATTGCTACGACAGGTTTTATTCTTCAAAATGTTGGCAACGCATCAAATGCAAATTCTGGTTCTGTCGTTTTTTCGTTAATAAGTTCAAATATTTGGGCTTGCCAAGGAACTGTGTTTGATGGTTTGGCATATGTTCAAATGATATCTGGCGTAAAAAGTCTTTCCGGAATACTTACTCGTGTGCGTATTACCACAATAAATGGCACAGACACCTTTGATGCAGGGTCTATTAACATTTTATATGAATAAGAGGTATTTATGGAACGTATTGAAATAGACGTAAAAACAGGTGAAAAACAGATAATTCAGTTAACTGCTGATGAACTTACCGTTGCACAAATGCAACACGATGCTTGGAGCAATAAAAATATCGATTTTATACTAGCACTTATATCTCCTAACGACAAAATTTACGACAACACATACACGCCACCTGTCCTGCTTGGGTATCGTGTTGTTGCCGTGTCCACGGCGCAAAACACACCCCCAGCGCCGTTATATTGGGTCAAATGCCCTAATAATGTAACGCCCACCGGCTACTATTATGATGGCAATGGTGGGTTTGCCGCACTACCAACAGGTGCTTAATGAAGCATTTTCTTAAAATTGCTGACGGGATTGACGTTACGCCGATCCTGCACGCGCTTGCGATTAATCCCGATCTGTGGAACGAAAATACCTTGCGCACGCAGCACCCCGGCACGGCTCATGCGGAAGTCAGCGACATTTGGCTTATGTTCAATGAATTGTCGGACAATGTAGTTGATGACCGACAGGTTATTCCGTATCGCGGTTGGGATGTGCTAAAACCATTGCGGTCGTTGATCCTCGACTTGATGCGTCGGGTTGATGGCGTGCAGTTGGGTCGATGCATTGTCACCAAGCTGTCATCTGGGAAAGAAATCCTACCTCATGTGGACGGCGGAGCACCTGCGACCTATTACAGCCGCTATCAAATCGCGCTGCAAAGCTTACCCGGAGCGCGGTTCTATATTGAAGATGAAACCGTCAATTTCCGCTCCGGCGAGATTTGGCTTATTAATAATAACGCCGAACACGGCGTCATTAACGATAGCGATGACGACCGGATCGTGTGCATTGTAGATATCCGGAGCGCTTAGTGACAATTGTTGTGCAAGCAGAACCATATAAAGACTTTATTAAGGACGCCAAAAAGCTATACCCGTTGCATTGGGAAGAACTGGCGCTTAATAAAGACAAGGTAAAACTCGACCCGCAATACGACCTTTATGACGCTTTGGATGCTAAAAAGCAGATTATGGTCATCACCATGCGGCGGGATGAGGAGCTTGTCGGCTATTTCATAGGAATAGTTGCCCCTGAACTCCATTATAAGTCTTGCATTGCGTTGACAATGGACATATTCTGGACGCACCCCAGCATCCGTGATGGGGGCGCAGGCATACGACTTTTCCGGGCTGTGGAAAACGAAGCCAAGCGACGCGGCGTCCAACGTATCTATCATGGGTCGAAACTTCACAAAGATTCGTCCCGATTGTTTGAATATTTTGGTATGGCGCCGATTGAAGTGTATTATTCCAAATGGATAGGGGATTGATGTCATGGTTGCAGTAGCAGCAGGCATAAGCGCAGTAGGTAGTATTGCTGGCGGGCTAATGCAAGCCGACGCTGCCAGCAGCGCCGCAGACGCTCAAGCGCAAGCCGCAGCCAACTCTACCGCGCTTCAAAAACAAATGTTCGACAAACAGGTCGAACTGCAAGCGCCGTTCCGAACTGGCGGTTTAACCGCACAAAATCAACTTCTTACTTTGCTTGGACTTAACCCCGCAACAGCAACAGGCACTAACGCTGACGGCAGTGCGGCGGCATTGCCTGCTGGGTTAAACGTCAATACATCGTCGCCTGACTTTGGTAAATACGCCAAAGATTTTTCTATGGCGGATTTTCAAGCCGATCCGGGTTATGCGTTCCGTCTCGACCAAGGCAATAAGGCGCTTAACGCTGCGGCTGCCGCGCGCGGCGGCATGATTTCCGGTAACGCTCTGACTGCCGCGCAGGGCTTCGGCCAACAGATGGGCTCGCAAGAATATCAGAACGCCTACAATCGTTACCAAACCAATCGCGCCAATCAGTTGCAGCCATTGCAGTCTTTGATGGGTATTGGGCAAACGTCCACAAACGCGTTGACAAACGCCGCAGGCGCGTACGGCGCGGCGGCAGGGTCAAACGCTTTGGCAGCAGGTAACGCGCAGGCGTCTGGAATGATCGGGTCTGCCAACGCCCTAAGCGGCGCGTTTGGGAACGCAGGTAAAGCGTTTAACACCGGCATCTATTCCGGCGCGTTTGGCGGCAATGGTGGGTTTAGCGGTACCGGCACAATGGCTGATTTGCAAAACACAAATACGTTTAGCAGCGGTGGGTATAACCCTTCCATATTTGGTTAAACTAAGAGGCGATTATGGCTGAATTAGACACAAACATCCCTCTTGGCGTTAAAGTGCCTGAATACGATCCTATGGGGGATGCGTATAAATTTGCGCAAATGCGAAACGCGCAACAGACATTTCAGTCGAACAATTTGGCGCTGGAAGAAAACCGCCGCAAACTGCAAGAGCAGACCGGCTTGCGCAACATGCTCGCGTCTGGCGTTGACCCTTTGTCGGCAGAAGGTCAGCGACAGGCGTTTATGATCGCGCCAAACCTTGGCCCGACGTTTGTCAAAACTGCGCTTGAAGCACAAAAAGCGCAACGTGATGCTGAAGCTGCCAAAACAGACCTTGCCGTCAAAAATCTTGGCTACGCACGGTCATTGATGCCCGGCATTAGCGATCAGGGGCAGCTCGATAAATTTTTAGGATATGTAAATCAAAATCTCCCTAATGTGGCGGCCAACATCCCTACAAAATTTGATGAATTCGCCGCTAAACGCGACGATCTGATGAAAACTGCCGATCAATCTTTGCAGCGGCATTTTTATGAGACCGAGCAGGCTGGGCCTAATGGCCCTATCAAAACAATGCAAAGCACCAATATGTACGGCGCGCCGCAAGGCACGGCTACAGTGGGCGCTGTGCAATCGCCGGTTAAAAT